TGTCTCGGCTACGGGCTAAACCTGCTTTAGCGGCTTCGTCAGCGTCACCAGTTAGAGATGCGCCTGCGGTACGGGCAGAAGAGAGTAACGACTCTAGGCCCTTGCTTGCTTGGGCAAGGACACCTTTTTTACGGGCAGGTTTTTCAGCTTCAAAAGCTTCTGGGAACTTTTCTTTGGCTAACGATACTGCTTCGTCATACCCCATCGAGTCGGGAACTTTGAGAGAAGCGCCATTGGGGAGGGGTAGGTATTTAGCCATAAGAAATTAAATTGTAGACCGCACATTTAAAACCCCCCAGCGGGTCGAACTGGGGCGCCGTATTCTATTATTACTATTCTCTGTCGCTTGTCAAATCATACACGGGGCCAGCCGCGGATTTTTCAAAACCCAGATCTGAAGCATATCCAGCCAAATGTGGGTTAAGTTTCAATGCGTTGCGCATTGCTTCAATTTCCATTTGCTTTTGCTGTGCAGGAGTTGCTGATGCGTACATGGTGTTTTTTGCCAAGTTGCCCATGACACTCTTTTGCAAATTGATGTAGTCAGTACGCTCTCTGTTTGCTTGATTGTACCGACCTTCCATTGCTTTGACTTGCGCCCACTTGGGGGCCGCGCCAATTTCTGCCGTTCTAAGGTTGGTATAGCTGCCCAGCAACTTGCCTGCTTCGTCACGATCAATATCAAAACGCTTGGCCGTAAAGTTAATTAAACTCTCAAGTCCCGCATTAGTGGCGTTGTCAATACCTTGCTTGGCCGCGCGCAGTTCTTTAGCGTCCATGCTCTTTTGGTTAAAGCGAACATCTTCCAAGCGGCCATATGCGTCGTCCAGTTTGTCACGGGCGTCAGCCAATTTTTCTTGGCTCTTACGATATGCGGCAGTTCCTGCTAAAGCTCCCTGACCAATGTTAGCCAGTGCGTTTGTAGAAGTGCCGGACATCATGGCTAGGCCTGCTTCAAGAAGCGCCAAGCCGCCGGCCTGACCTTCTTCTTTACCAACACGTTCTTCTCTAGCTTTAAGTTTGGCTTCACGGTCTTTGCCGTACTCGCCACGGGCGGCTAAATCAGTTTGTAGTTGGTTGTAATCACGCTGTGCCGCAGACGTTTTGCTTTCGGCCAACTCTTTGTACTGGCGCTCAATATCATTGAGCTGTGTGTCGCGGACGTTTTTAGGGCCGGCAAACAACTCGTACATGCTCTTGACATCACCTGCGCCAGAAGCGGGGGGAGCACTGACACCGCCAGCAGTACCGGCACTAGGCGCGGCTTGGGGGGCCGCAGTAACAGCTTTGCCAGCGTCTTGTCCTGCTGCTGCGGCTGCAGCGGCAATTTCGTTTTTAGCTTTCTTTTCCTCTTCAGGTTTAGCTTGTGGGTTTGCTTTCTTCCACTCTGCCAACGCTTCTGTTTCAGAAGGCAAAAGTGCGGCGGCGCCTGTGCCTAGCAGCGTGCCCACACCTGTACCTACGGGGCTAAAGAAAGAGCCCGCCCCAGCACCGACCACAGGCAAGCCTGCGCGTAAACCTGTAAGACCTGCTTGTTTAGCTTTATCTATTGCAGACACGTTGGGGTCGTTATAAAAGTCGCCTTGAGTGTAGCCTTCGTATAACCCTGAACCTAAACCAAGCACACCCGCCGTTGTAGCGCCCCCGCCAAGAGGCAACTTGCTTGTCTTGGTAGTGCCGATGTTAGATAACGTTTCACCAGCTTTTGCAACTGTCGGGCCAACTTTTTGCCCCAACTCGTACGCTTTGCTTGGGGCGGCAGTAGGTGTTGCCGCTGTAGGAGTAGGTTTAGGTGCTGTCTTCTGCGGGCCAGAAGTCATGTCACCAAAGTCTTTAAGAATTTTTTCTTTCTCTGAAAAGTCCAACGCTGAGAAAGCTTTCTCATCAATGTTCTTAGCTTTCAAAAACTCTTTGAAGCGCTCTTTGTTGTACACACCAGCCGCATAGCCGGGCACTTTGCCTCCACTGGCCATGCGCATAACGGGTTCGTTATTAAACGCCAACTGGCTTGCTGGGCCGCCACCTTCGGCCATACCGCCATCATCGTAACCAGCAATACCGCCGTCAGCCATGTGCTGTACGTTAGGCGTTGGGAGTTGGGCAATACCTTGGTTCTCAGGGAGTTGTTGCTGGGCCATACCAGCAATGTCTTGATCTACAACAGTAGGCTGTTGTCCAACCTGCCCTTGTGCTGCCATGCGCAAAGCTTTACGGCGGTCTGATTCGGACTTAGCCAAGGACACAATATAAGGGTTGTTTTTATGCAACATTGCATACTGTTGCAGCGCAGAGTCTGGCCGTAGCCCCGCCAACGTCTTTGTAATTAAGTTGACGTCAGGTGTGCCGATAGGCGTTTGTTGTGTAAAGGCCATGTTTAATCCTGCCCCATTTGATAGATAGCCAAGTCTGCCAGACCAGCAGGACGATCGTCAACGGCTCCGCCTTTTGCAAAAAGTTTACTTGCGCCCAACGCGGCTGTACCAAGACCCGCAACTTGAGAAATGGCAGAAGGAGGTGTTTGATACATGGCAGAAGATTGCTGAGTCAAAGGCAAACCGCGGAGCATATCGGACATGAAGCCCAACTGTTTGTATGGGTAGTTCTGAGCGTTCAGATAGTCTTGGTACTGAGTGTTCAATAAGTTCTGTACTTGCTGTTGCTGCTGACCACCAAACTGATTCTGAAGGTTTAACAAACCGACGTTCTGGCCATACTGTGTCTGACCAATATTAGCCAAGTTGCCAGCGGCAGTATTAGCTGTTTGCAAACCTTGTAGTCCAAGACCGGCGCCAAACTGTTGTTGCTGTGCATTTTGCTGGTACTGAGTATTGTACTGCTGCATCGCTTGGTTGTAAGCGTTGTTCAAACCTTGCGCTTGAATGTCGCCTTTTTGACGCGCCAAGTTGCCTGCGGCTTGCGCACGCATGAGGTAATCACCACTACCACCAAACGCACCTGCACGGGCAGCTTGCGCACCCTGTGCCTGCGCTGCAATATCTGCCTGACGCTGGGCGTCCGCTTGCTGGCGCTGAACCACATTTTGCATGTAGGGGTTCATTAAACTGCTGGCCGCAGAAGCATCAAAGCTAGAAGGGTTGAATGTGTATTGAGTATTAAGTGCCCCCAAGCCAGCCATGCCGGCCATAGCCGTGGCATCTTGCAACTGAGGCGCAGTCTGCATCAGACCCGCGTTTTGGTACGACTGTTGTTGCAAAGGAGTGAACTGCGCTACGCGATCCCCCATGTACTGCATGTAAGGGTTTTGGTTAATATCTGTCAGACCTTGGGCGCTGCCCAATAGCTCCTCAACGTACGGCTTAGCGTAGTCAGGGATTGACGTTTGCGTCTGATTTATCGTTTGAACTACTGGATCAGCCATGATCTATTCCTTAAGCGGGAAGATATTTGTCAGCGCGGGTGTTGGCCGCTACTTTGTTTTTGCCTGTGGTCTTGCCGCGCGCACGTTGTACACGATCCATCATGGCGTAGAGTTTCTTAGCGCCAGCTTCTGTAGAGCCATTACCCAACTCGGACACGATACGTGCTGGCACTACAAACTCACCATCGGCAAGGCGTGCGGGTTGTCCTTTAGCACCAATCGTTGCAGGGATGCTGTCAGACACGCCGTCACCGGGGCCTTTGAGCAAACGACCGCCGTCTGAGTAAGAACCCAAAGAGCCAAGGCCGCCGCCAACAGAATAGCCTGCCATGCCGCCATCAGCGTATTGCGACTCTGCAATTGGTGTAGGAATTTCTTGCCCAGACTTATCGTATTTAGTGCCGTCAACGGTACGATACGTGCCATCTGCTCCAAGGAACGCAGTTATTGTTGCTCCGCTTCTGCTTACAACGTTAATTGACTGTGCGGCTGGAGCGGATGTTGCGGTAGGGGCGTTGGGGTTAGTAGTGCTAGAACTGACTGAGCCATCCGCATTAGTCTTCAAGAACTTTGGTGTGTAACGTGCGCCGCCAGTAAAGTACGGGCGCATAATTCCTGTAGAGCTTGTAGCAGCACGGCTTTGAACAGGATTAGAACCTTTGCCCATCAGGTAGTTGTACGCGTCTAGCGAATCGCCAGTTTGCGTGTTGTACATCGCATCATGTTCAGCCATGTTTTTAACCACGGGAGACACGTAGCCCAAGCTACCACCGCCAGCGGTGTAAGCGTTTGTAAGTTCGTTAATACCCGAGAAGCCGCCGTATGGACGACCGGGGATATTAGGCTGCACAGTAATTGTGCCGTCGGCATTAAACGTCAAATCGCCGGGGTTGTTGATATTGCCGTAAGGGTTGGTTGTGCCAATAGGCGCGTTGGTTGTTGCGTTTGTAGGCAGTACTGTGCTTGTGACAGAGCCGGGGCCAGTAGTTACAGTTTTTGTACCATCCGTGGTAGTTACTACAGCCTTTTTATCCGCAGCTTTAGCGGCATCGTAGCGACGTTGTACTTCATTCTTAGACAATCCAAAAGCTTGCGCCATGTCATTCACGGAGTAGTTGTTGGTGTCCATGAAGTTAGCCCACTGTTTATCGTACCCAAGGGTAGGGTCAGCGGCTATCTTGTCTCTTGTGATTTGATCGGTAAGAGCGTACGCACCTTTATCTAAGTTATAACCACGAGCAATATCTGCAGCAGACCAACCGGCATTATCGGGGTTAGCAGCTAAATTTGCAGCATACAGTTCATTGGGGTCAACACCCAACGTTTTCATTTGGTTATAAATACCTAGCGTGCCGGAACCGCCTGTTGTGTCTGTTGATCCACGGAAGGGGTTATCTAAACTGGCAAGGTACGCATTGACTGCGTTGGGGTCAGCATTGGTTGCTTTAGTAGCCGCAGCAATATCTACGTTTGGATTAGCTGCGAGATAGTCTGCAATTTGTTGATTAGAGTACTGCGTGTAAGCAGGGGGTGTGCCGCCATCAGCCAAAGCCACAATACCACCATCCGCCATAGTTGTTGGTTGGCGCTGATCCAACGTAGCCATTTGCCCTGTCTGTGGGTTTGTGTATGCGTCAGAGAAACTACGGCTGCCCCACTTGCTAGCGTCAACAGGCGCTAAAGACTTGTATGTCTGGGTGTAAGGATCGTAGAGTTTCTGACGAATATACGAAGGCGTGGTTGCCATCGTGGGCATTTTGGTGGCTGTTGGAACCATCTGATCTGCCAAAATTGGGGCTGCTGCTGCGGCTAAAGGTTTCCAATTTGCTTTAACAAAATCCATTGCGGCTGTTGGGCTTGAAATTGCAGCTTTTGCGCCTGCACCAATAGCGTCCATTGTTGTTGGCAACTGTCTTGCAACAGCCTCTTGAGTAAACTGTTTTGCGGCTTGTTCAGGTAGGGCTTCTCCTAAAGCTAAGTTAGCCGCGCCCAGTTGTCCTTGTGCAAGAGACGTAGCTCCTGCTGTGCCTAAACCAGCTAAACTTTCGCCCAAACCAAAGCCACCATACGCACCCAATCCGGCCATGAGTCCCTTAGACAAACTACCAGTAGCCAAGCCTGTAGCGCCCCCAACAAGTAAGCCAGCCGTTTGAGAACCGCTCAACCCAAGACCTGCCATTTCGCCCAAACCGGGCACGACAAAATCCAAAGCCACGCCAGCCAACATAGGCAGCAATGACTTAAGGAAGCTGGCTTCGGGTAAACCCGTATGTGGGTTGATGGTCAACGTGCCGCCATGTTTCATGGCCAAGGCTTGCAACCCGTGCACTTCGCCGGGCGTCATATGAACAAGCATTGAATCGCCGTTGCGACCCTTGGATGCCATGTGGTTGGCTAATACGTGAAGGCTCATGTTAGACCTTTATCTTTAAAGCGTTTGTCGCTGTGTCACGGTAAACATCTCCTACCCGGAGATTAGCTAAATCGGCCTGAGTTGGCAAGGTGTTTATGTTCAAATTGATGCTTGCCCCAGCCAAAGGCCCCGGGGTGTCCAGTTGGTTAAAGTACAGACGTAACACATTGGTTAGCTTGTCCATGTACTGACGCTCGTATTCTACTGGAGCCAGCGGTAAATTGGGGGCTACTACGTTGGTTTGTGACATGTTTACCTTCTTCCGTCAGGACGAATATCTATACGCGGAGCGCCAAGCTGCCAAGCAGTGTTAATCTGGTTGGAGCTAATCTTAAAGATCATCTGACGGCCACGGAAGCGGGTGTAAATTTGGCCCGTAAACTCTTCCGTGATGTAGTACGTATTACCCTTTGTCACAGGTTGACTAGCGTCGCTTGTTACCCCAGAGCCTGAGTTGGTTAGACCGTACAGTTCCATCGTCACAGTGGGAGAAGTTCCTGTGGGAGAGTTTGTTGAGTCTTGGAACGTCAAGTCCGGAAGGATACGCCAGACGAAACCAAAGTTATGACCGTCCCCAATATCAAACTCAGACGAAGCGATAAAAGCGTTAATTGGCAAAGTTGTGCCAGTCTCGTTGTCATTCAATCCTTGCTCTTGGTTAACCAAGTTGTAGGAGTATGTAGCGGCCAACGGAGAAACTTCTAAGCCAGAGTCAAGCCAAGCAGTGCGGCCCATCGTGCCGTAGTACCAGACCTTCTCAAAGTAGTTGTACACAACATAGCGGTTGACCACGGTGCTACCCTCAGAGCAGTAAAACCACCAGACTTCATTGAAGCCTTCGTTCGTGCCAGAGAACACCTGCGATTTTTGGTCTTGGTTGATGTCTTGGAATACGCAGCGGCGCAGGTCACAGTTAAGCGTTTGCACACGGCCATCGTACATGTAGAACTTATCAACGCCCATCCAATACACAATACCCGATGCTTGGGATACTGCGTTGGGGCTGATGATGGAGATGTTGTCGCCCAGCAACTGAGGTGACCAAACATAAGGGGGCCCGAGGTACTGGAGCGAATACACGCTAGAGTCAGTGATGACCACAATCTCCTGACGGGTCTGCACGGTTGTCACAATTTCTGAGCCGTGAGACAGGCGGGTAAAGCCTGCTTGGTTTGTGGGGTCTGGCGTCCAGTTGTACAGATCGTTCTGTCCTGACCAACGAATCAGCATGGGGTCGATTGTCGTCTTGCCGTAATCGTTGCAGCCAAAGGCAATCACAAAGCGAGAAGAGTCCGACACTGTGAATGAGTTGACAACTGTGGGCACATCAACAATAAGAGAGACAGCGCCTGAACCTGTGGAAGTAGTAGAGACTTCAGTACCAGCAGCATTAAGCAAGCCAAACGTCAAACCTGTCACGTCAAACGCGTAGTACGTAGTTCCCGCAGTAACGCCTGCGGGCAGTGAAGCACCTGAGAATTTAAGCGCCGCACCTTCTGTGAACAAGACTGTGGAAGTTACCCTAGTAGGAACAAGCGTCACAGCGCTGTTTGTAAACGTGACTGTGCCGCCAAGGGTGTTCAAATTGACACCGCGAGTTGTCAAGCTGGTGTTAGCTTGCCAGTAATAGATACCGCCACCACGGGGGCCGTACAGCAGGTTCTCGCCGTAATTGATCTGGTTCCACAACTGCAAGCCCAGCGTGCTCGAAACGCCATAGCCCCAGCCGCCAGAACCCCAGCCACCAGAACCCCAACCCACCAGAGGAACCTGCACGGCAGGGCCAGTATTAAGTTGATACGCTGCAACAACCGAAGCACCGCCATACGTACCGGCTGCAATTGTGATGGGCGTTGTGATTGTGTAGTTGTCAACGTCGATGACGGTGACTTGGTATTCAGCGTTGAAGGTAGAAGCGTATGTACCGGTAGCCCCACTGAAAGTCACGAAGTCGCCGGTATTGCAGCCGTTGGCCACAGCGTGCACAGTCACAGTTGTCGTGCCGTTTCCCGTGAATGGGTTTGAGCCAAGCGTTACCGTGGTGCGAATAGGCGTGATGTCGTTGTAGCCGCCGCCAGATTGGATATAGAACTTTAGGTTAGTGCCGACACCCACAAGGCGCAGGTTGCTCAACGTCACCCAATCCCATAGTGAACGGCAAATGCCTTGGTAGGTAGCCGAGGAAATGCGCTGCCAGCCGCCAATAACTTCTGGGTTGCCTTGGCGAAACCGGATTTTGTCGCACTCGTACCAGCCACCCTCGGTGGTGTAGCGAGTATTCTCCCGGTTGACGCCCGGCTTAAACAGAATCTTTTGTAGTGGCATCGGTTAGTCCAGCAGTGCGCACTCAGCAGTGCGCCGTTTTAGTAGTCCCGGCAGCACCTTCCCGCCACCTTTAGTCCAGAGCATAAGTTGTTCTTTTGCGCCTTCCCAATCATTGGCGTTGATTTTCCTCTTTAACGTGCTTGTTTGCAAGCGTCCTACACCAAGGTTATAACAAAAGTCAACTATGGCATTGCACTTACGCTCGTCAGTAATCAGGCCGGGGCAGTTACGTAGAACTCCGGGTAGGTAAGTATGCTCAAGCTCAATCATCAAAAGCGCTCGAGCCGTGGGTTCATCCATCGGCGGGTCTTCCAAAGTCACCTTACGTTTGTCTGCGTAGTAGGTACTGCCGTATCCAATCGTGGGAATGCCAGCCGGACACAGGTACGGCTTGGCACGGTAGCCCTCAAACTGACGGCACAGAGAGGCGGCTAACTCTAGGTTCATAGCCCACGCTGCTTGAGAGTTCTGTCGAGGAACCAGTAGTTAATAGTCCCAGAAAGCAGTGCCGAGAAGTCAGGCGTCATCATTGTTTTAAACACTTCCGTTGGGGGCGAACCCATAACCCAAGCGTTGTATGCAAACCAGACATGGATAAATGAATAAATAAACAACACCCAGTATGTAACTACGGGACGCACAGATGCTGACAAACTAGCTACCCAACCCCCAGCGGCTTTGACCATTTCAGCTTGTTGACTGATAGCGTTGTTAAAAGCATCCATGACACCCACGTCAATAGCGGCTTCGCGCTGTGCGCCAATCTCAGCCAGCTTTTGCTGACCACGCAAGGTTTCTAATTGACACTGCTGTTCAAACATAGCCAGCTCGTGTCTACGTTCGTTGGCTTTATCAAAATATTTCAAGACTTCAGGCGCAAGGCGGAACACGCCACCAAAGATGGAGCCAAGTAAGCCCCCAGAAAGAATGTCAAACATGATTACTCCTCACAATGTTTACAGTGGTGTTTGTTGCCTTGACCCAACTTTACGCCAGCCAGAAGACCAATGAAGCCGCCGATGATGGTTTGGAAAGCCGGGTGAAGCATACTGAAAATCTCGGCATTATCAACTTCTTTAGCCCATAAGCCGAGCAAGAAAGCCCCCACCATACCCAGTACCGACAAGCAAAGCGTGGAGGCCACCATCATAGTGACCGAGTATGTCAGTCTGCGATCTATGTCTTGCTGCTTATCCATTTCAACTCCTAAGCAAATTTATCAAATCGTTTGCGGTCTTTGAACATCTCAAGCTCAACACTGTGTTGCTCTGCCCGTTTGTTGTACAACTCCAAGTCATACGCTTCAACTGCATCCCGCACCTTCTGAGCTTTCTCTACCTGCCGTTGTTCAAATTCCAATCTTTCTGCTCGGCGCTCATGGGCTATTGCCCGCACATCGTACTCTTTGGGATACACAAACGGATACCATTTGTGCATCTGTATCATTTTTTCTCTCGCTCAAGCGCCTCTTTGTAGCCATGAATAACCAGACCTCTAAGCTGCGTAGAATCGGCTGTACCCGCCCACTCGGACAAGTTGTTCCAGATGACTACATAGTCCGAAGCCCTGCAGTGGTTGGCGTTCTGTTCTAGCCAAGCCATCATCTCTCTGTGCCGAATGTTTGGATCGTGGACTGTGTAGCCAATCCCGTAGAACTCGCGCACATGACAGCCATTCTTGGCTACGGCACCGACTAGCCCCAACAACAGTAATAGAAGAAGCCAACGCATTTACCACATCCAACCCCATGCAATCATGTACGTACAAAAAATAATAAAGGCAGTAACACAGGCTGCCGCAATGAATGCTTCAGCCCATTCCCACATGGTTATGCCATTGCTTGAATTTTAGAAGTCAAAGCTGCAAGCTCGGCCAGCAATTCTTCTTTGGTTGGTGTCGGTTCTGCCTCAACAACAGGCGCTGTAACTGAAGGCGGAGGGAAGTCACCATCCACTACATCACTAATTTCACCTTGGCCAATAACCGTGAACGGTAAGTCAGCAGGGCCGTCAACGCGATAGCGATCTTCAAGAACCTCAACCGCCTCATAAGGGCCAAATTTGCCAGCAGATGTTGTAATTTTTTTCATGATAATTTAACCCTTCTTACCACAAAATTTGTAGTTGTTGCGGATTGCAATGCGTATAAAACCCATGCCGTATCATCACTAGATAAAGCATCAGTTATTCCGTAATTTGTATAAGCCGCCGCTTGTTGGTATTTGCCAACTGTAACGCCATCAAGACTTACACTAAAAGGCAAACTGGAAGTTCCAACACTCACTGATTTTCCAGAAGAAGTTCTTAAAATCAACCGCCCATTATTGTCATTTGCTGAATTTGGTGGGCCGCCCAAAGGATATGTGTAAGTGTTAACAACTCCAGTAGCAGAAGTAGTGCCAGAAACACTTGGAAAAGTTTTTTCAAGAACTGGATTACCAGACGATATTCCAATTAAATAGTAATCAGAGGCTCCTGCTGTAGTGCTTGATCTGACCATAACTTTGCCGGTACTCAAATAACCACATATAGTTCCAGAGGCAATTGCTGGGCCAACTGTTGCAGTTCCAGAAGTATCCGTTAAAACGCTAATTTGATCTGAACCTATTTGCGATCCTGTTGCAATAAATGCTTGGTTGCTAAACACCTGCATAGAGGGCGCTGTTGTTGATACCGTTAAACTTCCAGCGGTAGAAATAAACACACTTCCACTGGAAAAACTTACTACACTTCCGTTATAGTTACTGCCATCAAACGTCATAAGCGCAATGTTGCCCGTACTCAAAAGTGCGGTGCAAAATTAAATGTTAGTGCAAGTAACTGAATTACTTGAGCCTATAGAAATCGTAGTTCCGCTAATTGAAAAAGCCTGTACAACTAACGACGCACCCGTAAAGTTAAAGTTAAGAAAGTAAGTGCTGTCTATTGCATAAGAATGGGCATTTCTATTGTCGGTACTTGTATACGCATACTCAGCGCCCATTGTTATGGTTGTACCACTCACCGTCATTGCACGGAACCTAAGATTACCATTTGACGTTTGAAAATAGCTCAACACATAAGCAGAGCCAACTTTAATATACCGAGTATTTGGAATAATCAAAGAGCTGTTTGATGCAAGTGTTGTACTAACTGCCGTATTGACAGTAATGGTGCTGCCACTTACAGATAAAACTACTGTTTGAAGTGCTGTTGTAGTGTCCGCCAAAGACGAAACCAATACTTGTGTTGAAGAGATGCCAATACACGCAACATTATTCATTGCGTTTAAATTAACACTGCCTCTGACTAAAACGGGTGTTCCGAATGTGCTGGTGCTGCTATTCCATATTACCGCTTGAAGCGATGAAGAACCGTAGTACAGCATCATTTCTGTTGTTGCAGTTAAAGCAACTGTTTGCATTCTAGGTGTTGCGGCAGTACTAGCTAATGCCGTTGGCATAGTGATTGTGTAATCGGTATACGACAGATCTGTGCCAATTGATCCAGAACTTGCGGTTGCCCAAGTAGGCGCTCCAGAACCGGAACTTGTTAAAACCTGCCCCGCTGTTCCAGCGGATGTGTACGCCTGCGCAGTACCCGTACCATACGCAACTCCGCCAGCCGTAGCTGTAGCGGAACCACCTGTACCCCCCGAAGCCACTGGTAAAGGATTAGCCAAAGTCACAACTTGAGCCGTAGAAACTGTTACCGCAGTAGTGCCGTTAGTTTGTAGCGCCAAAACGCCAGAAGAGTCGGCTGTTGATTTCAGGCCGGATGTGCCGGATACTACGCCGTTGTCTGCGTTGATTGTTGAAGCCATGTGTTACTCCGGTTTGGTTGGCCAAACGATTTCGCGCTTGGTGATGTCTTGTGTCTGTGGAATATCGCGCAGTGCTTGTCGGTAGTCGAGCCACGATTGGGGCACAGGCGTGCCAACTTCTAAGAAACGCAGGACTTTAGCGTCTGCTTCTTGTAAAAGAAAGTTGCGATAACTTCGGTTGTTTCTGTCAATCATTATTCTGCTCCTGTAATCACAACTTTTTGTTGCGAAGAAGCATACCCAGTAGTAGCGCCGCCAGCTATGCCTGTTTGAACCACGCAAGTTCCATTTCTTGGATATAAATACGGTAATTGATTAAGGTTGGGCGGTAGCAATCCTTGAGACTTTACATACGGCAAGCCGCCTGAAACAGCAATCATGTAGTAAGGGGCTGGCACGGTGTTGCCACCAGCCAGTGACGGCACCACCATACCCAAACCTGTAGCCAATTTTGAAACCGCAATAGTGTTTGAAGCCGATGTGAACAAAACTACGGAAGTTCCAACAGTAAAAGAAGAGCCATTATTTGTAACAACCGCCATTTTCATTTTTGTGGCGGTGCTGTCCATGTAAAAAACTACGCTGGTTGTGGATGACGCTGTAAAAATTCCATATATTGGATACCCACCGCCATCATTAACAGTGGTATTAGCATTGTTGGTAAGTGTTGTACCGCTTATCCCAATGCTGTAAACAACATAATTTCCTTGGTTACAGACAGTTGCCAATGTGGGGCTTAAAAGAGAAATTAAATTTGGCGTATATAAACTGCCTGACGTACCAAATGTCAAAACAGCGCCGTACGTTACAGTCGTACCAGATATGGAACAAATACGCGCTGACAATGTATTTGATGTGTTATGCCAAACAAGCAAAACAGATGTGCTTGAAATAGCAACAGCATCCATAATTTCATATGAACCAGCGTAAGTTGTCGCCGCGCTAGTCTGTGCGCCTCTCACATTTGTAGAGCCGTCCGCATTTAATGTGTAAACACGGGCATAAATTGTATTAGTTGTGCCGTACCAAAATACCATAATTGCGGTATCACTCAAGCGCACAATAGAACTGCAACCAACCGCATTTGCAAGACTGCTAAAAATTGTTTCACTTAACTGGTTTGTTGGTGTTGTAGCTACCCAATTTGAGTTAATACCTGTAAAGTAACGAGTGCCTGTATCAACACAAACAGAGCCAAACGCAACATTTGAACTTACGCCCACATTTTGTGAGTACGGGTCAAACACGGGGCATTTGCAAAACTATACCCAAGTCCATATGGGTACACGCCGCCATTTGCAGAAGCATTGTGCGTTTCAATAACCCAGTTACCCGTAGCCGCCGCTGTTGAGGTCAGGTAAATTTCTGTGTCGTAATCAGGAACAACCCATCCGACGTTTGTACCTGCGCTGTCTAAAACTTTAACTGGGTACAAACTCACAGTGTTTTTCAGAATGAAGATCGGGCCCCCAGCCGTACTGATGGTCGTAGCATCAGGCAAAGTGATCGAATAGCCGAACGCACTGGGCGTCATCACTTGAACACGGTTGCTAGAAGATGTCAGCGTAATATTGGCTGACATAGGGTTTGTGACAGTCGCCCCACCAGAAGGACTAGGAGCAGCAGCCCAAGTAGGTGCACCAGACCCCGCCGAAGTCAAAACCTGACCAGAAGTACCAGCCGATGTTGTTGCATACTGAGTCCCGTCGCCGTACGTTACGCCGCCAGCCGTTGGTGTGTTGCTACCGTTAATTGTTACTGGCATTTTTTACCCCTTTGGATATTTGTCTTTGACTGCTT